CGGCAAACTTCAGGCTAGCTAGTAAAGCGACGATTGACTTAATCATGGTATTGCTCCTCTAGGTCACAGCGAAGTTGCTGTAGAAATGATCTTACACGACTTTTATAAGACAGCAAGCACTTTGTAAAAAAACTTGCTAGGGCTTACCCTATGTTGTATAAACGCGACATGAGTCCTACCCAGCGATCCCTAAAACTACTACGCGAGCAGGGTTATTCCGTGTGGATAGTTGAGCATTGGAATCACTTTGCCCGCATCAGGCAGGATTTATTCGGTTGTATCGACCTGCTAGCCATAGGGCATGGGGAAACATTGGCCGTCCAGACCACCAGCCGCAGTAATGTTGCGGCGCGGCAGAAGAAGATAGTTGAGAATGACTACTATCCAGAGATGGTGCGGTCAGGCTGGAAAGTCCAGGTTCACGGCTGGGGCAAGCTGAAAGACGGCTGGACAGTAAAAATTATTGAACTTAACTAAATCCGTGGTATCCTAGCGGTGTCAGCGGTGTGGCAGCCGTTGGAACGAACCGTCACAAACACAAGCCCATATAAGTCTAGGGCGTGTGTAGAGTAGTAACCGATGAGGTTGGCTTGACGGCTCATTCGTTCCTATTCTGCTCATGCCAAGAGCCACGCTCTAGTCTTATGTGGGCTTTTTTGCGTCTGCTGACCGCTTATTTGTCGTCGGCGAAAGACGGCAGGGCAGGTAGGCGATAGGGATACTGTGGGCAGCGTTGGAATATCCCAGACCGGCGGCGAAGTCAGCACCGGAACGCGAAAAGGCTGGCGAGTCCTGTGGCTCCGAAAGTGCAGGTAAAGGACGGATAGGCTAAGGCTAAGTCCGTCCACCAAAAGTGCAGGTATTATCTTAGTATTACTTAGTAATCTTCTTGAGGAGGAAGAGATGGAAGAGTTTGAAGAGTTCTGGAAGCACTACCCTAGAAAAGTAGCTAAGGCTGATGCTCGCAAAGCATGGCTACAAACAAAAGATCACCGACCCGATTTACAAACCCTGATCGCCGCAGTTATGGCCCATTGCAAAACAGAACAATGGATGCGTAACTCTGGTGCGTTTATTCCCTACCCAGCTACCTGGTTGCGCGGAGAGCGTTGGGAAGATGAGCTAACCATCGTCTTGCCTGATGTCGTAAACGAGAAGCCTTGGCACGAAACCGCAAGCGGGATCGAAGCCAAAGGAAAAGAACTTGGTTTAGACCCATCTCAGTTTGACTCCTTCCCAGCCTTTAAGGTTGCAGTCATGCGCCAGGCAATGAAAGCTGCATGAGAACGATTGCTTGGTTTTCTTGTGGAGCTGCATCTGCTGTGGCTACAAAACTAGCTTTGCAAGAAACGCCGCTAGAAATTGTGTATTGCCATGTCCAAGAAGAGCACCAAGATAATCTTAGGTTCAAGAACGACTGCGAAAAATGGTTTGGTCAAGAAATTAAGGTTATTAAAAATGAAAAATACAACGGCAGCATTTACGAGGTTTTTGAAAAGACTCGTTACATAGTGGGTGTAGCTGGTGCTCCATGCACACGGTTGCTCAAAAAAGAAATGCGTAAGGAGTTTGAGCGGCCTGGCGACAGGCAAGTGTTTGGATACACCGTTGAAGAGCAAGACCGAGTTGATCGCTTTATAGACGCTAATAACGATGTAAACCTATGGTCTATTCTGATAGACAAAGGTCTTACAAAACAAGATTGTTTAGCTATTCTACAAAGGGCCGGAATTGAACTGCCTGTAATGTATAAACTTGGATACCAAAACAATAACTGTATCGGGTGCGTAAAAGGTGGCCTTGGTTACTGGAACAAGATCAGAGTTGACTTTCCAGACCAATTCAACCGAATGGCAGAGATGGAAAAAAAGATTAACGCCAAAATTTTAAAACACAATGGCGAACGAATCTGGCTCACAGACCTGCCGAAAGACGCTGGTGATTACCCGACAGAGCAAGCGATCGAGTGCGGTATTTTTTGCCAGATGGCAGAGGATGACATTAAGTGATCCTTACATCCAACAACCGAGACATTGCCAAGCAGCTCGTGGAGACTGCTGATGACGGCATGGTTATGGAGATCAGAAAACCAAAAAGAAGCCTAGACTCCAATCGGTATCTTTGGGCCGTGTTGGGTGATATATCGGAACAGGTTGTAATCGGGAAACCTTACGAACCTAGCATCTGGCACGTTTACTTCAAGCAGTTATTTTTGCCTGACCTGGTGCAAGAACTCCCAGACGGAAGTTTGAACGTGGCTCCGCCAAGCTCTGCAAAACTAACGCAAAAAGAGTTTTCAGATTATGTTGAGAAGGTTGTGCAATGGGCATTGGAACACGATGTAAAGTTCTCAGAAGATACCAGGAGGCTAGGTGACGAAAGATGAGATTTTATTGACAGATAACATAAAATCTTTTATGTTGTAGATATGAAACCTTACAACTTATTAAATCAAAAATTTGGCCGTTTATTTGTTACAGAAAAAGTTGGTCTTGATAAAAGAAGCTATGTTCGTTGGAAATGTCAATGTGATTGCGGGAAAGTAATTGTTACAACATCTCCCTGTCTTGTTTCTGGAAAATCAAAATCGTGTGGATGTCTAGGTGCTGAAAATAGACTTAAGTCTGTAACTAAACACGGGGCCACAAAAAACAAACAACAAACAAATGAATATGTAATTTGGAACGGGATAAAAAATCGTTGTTACAACACAAAAAACATAAGTTATAAAAACTATGGTGGAAGAGGAATAAAACTTTGTGAAGAATGGCATGACTTTTCAAAATTCTTAAAAGATGTTGGATTTAGGCCAAGCAAAGATCATTCATTAGATCGAATTAATCCAAATGGAGATTACGAACCTGGGAATTGCAGGTGGGCAACAAAAAAAGAACAGGCTGCAAATAGAAGATTAAAAGTATTTGCAGGGCCGATATGCTGCCCAAATTGTAAAACTGTATTTAACCCGTATGAAAAAAAATGAGCGAGATTGGCTTAACTCCGTCGCAGAACTCGGTTGTATTGTCTGCCGCAGATTGGGATACGATGGAACACCTGCTGAAATCCACCATATCAGAGCGGGGCAGGGATGGGGACGCAGTTCTCATTACGACACACTTCCACTCTGCCCAGAGCACCATAGAGGTAAAACTGGAGTTCATGGACTAGGAAGCAAGGGTTTCCCAAAACACTACGGATTTACAGAACAAGAACTACTAGAGGAAGTGCGTTGTTTACTATCTCGCTGACTTTTTATAACGACCACGAGCACTTAGGCAGGCATATAGATGCGTGGCGTACATACCCAGAAATCTATAAGCAGATCATTGATGACGGCTCTGAAGTCCCTCCAAAAGCAGATGTTCCGATCTACCGGATAGAAAAAGACATTCCGTGGAACATTCCCGGGGCAAGAAACCTTGGAGCTGCGGTCTGCCCGACAGAATGGATACTGTTCTGCGACACGGATCAGACGTTCTCCAAAGAGTCGATTGATGCCATTATTGACACCAAACTAGAGCGCGGGAAATTCTACTCGTTCATGCGGCACAATCGCCCTAGAACTGCCGGAACCATGCTGGTCAACCGACAGGACTATTGGAGTGTCGGCGGGTACGACGAGGACTTTGCCGGACACTACGGTTATAACGATCCATTCCTGAGAGCATTGTTTTACTCCGCTGGGATTCAAGAGATTACACTTCCGATACTCTGCACCCAGCATAGTGCCGACTGCCAGCTCATCAGGACTCCGAATAACGAAGGTCTCTACCAGAAGAAGCTGAGATCAGAGCGCAGCAAGACTTACCTTAGATTTCCGTGGAAAAGAATATGAAGGTATTGATCTATACCTCGATCTTCGGGGACTACGACAGCCTGAAAAACCATCCCAAGCAGTCCGTAGATTGCACGTTCCTGCATTTCCGACAGCCGCACGAAGATCTAGGAGACAACCCTAGATTGCAAGCCAAGTATTACAAGATGCTCTTACATAGGATTTGCGGGGTCGAGAATGACTACGACTACACGATCTGGATAGACGGGTCGGTGCAGATCAGGAGCGAACACTTTGCCGAATACCTATGTTCCCAGGCTAAAGACTCGTGGGCGATGTTTGACCACCCTTGGCGGCAATGTATCTACGACGAAGCCGAAGAGGCTCACGACATGAGGAAATATAGGTCTGAGCCTATCATGGAGCAGATGCGGGAATACGAACAGAATGGGATGCCCAGAAACTTCGGCATGACCTCCGCAGGAATTATTTGTAGAAACACTAAAAATCTGTCCGTGGTGGGGTTAGATGAGATGTGGTGGCGCGAAATATTGAAGTGGGGGATAAAGGATCAGATTCCCCTGCAATACGTTCTTTGGAAAACAGGGTTTAGTGTGAACAAGTGCGACAAGCCGCTATTCGGAAACGGGCTGCTATCCATACACGCAGGCCACAGAGCAGAGGAGTATCAAAAATTAAAGCCATAGCCATTGCAACCGTTAAGGGAGACTGCCTTGTAACCTTGGCGGCTTCCGTTACTTCTTACGTCCCGCAGGATGTTGTCGTGTTCCTGTCTGGGTCTAGCATGATCTTTCCCAGACACCGGACGGTAACCCTTACAAACGAGGCCACGAACTTTGGGGATGCCTACAACTTTGTAATGAAACGGGCTTTTCAGGAGTTTGATGAGGTCGTGTGTTGCAACGACGATATTGTGTTCACCCCTACGACTTGGCAGACGCTAAGTGAGAATGTTTCTCAGTTAAAAGGTAAAAGCATCCCCCTCGGCTGGGTCGCCTGCCGTAGCGATTACGCGAGAGGATACCAAAATATCCGGCTCGGGCAAGGCAGGATGGATTTCTTTAAGTTCGAGACCGAAAAGGCGATGATTGAGACCGACATCATTGCCCCCATCTGTGCGTACATTCACAAGGACGCCTGGATAGACTTTCCGCCGATCAACTGGTATTCGGATGACATCCAATGCCTTGACATGAACGCAAAAGGTTTGCGACACTTTATAAGTACCGCCTACGTTCACCACGTTGGGAGTGCTACGGTTGGTAGAGATGGAAAGAAATGTATCGAGGATGCAAAACCTTGGATCGTAGAAAATAGGCCAGAACTCGCAGAGCAATGGTTTCCGAAGAACTAACACAAGAACGGCTCAAACAGGTTTTGGACTACGATCCAGAAACAGGTATTTTTTGCCGCAAAAGCCGTAACGGCCTGAAAAAGCCGAGAGTTATTTCTGGCTCAAACATAAATGGTTATAAAGTTACAAAAATAGACAATAAGCCGTATTACCTACATCGTTTGGCGTGGCTATATGTTTATGGGAAATTTCCAGAAAAAGAGATAGACCATAAAAACAAAATTAAGTCCGACAACAGAATCTGCAATTTAAGGGACATTTCTAGGCAACAAAACATCCAAAACAGAGGCAACCCGCTAGGTGTTTTCCCTACATCAAACAATAGGCGTTGGCGGGCAAGAATAGTGTTTTCTGGGAATCACATAAACCTAGGAACATTTGCAACAAAAGAAGAAGCAATACAAAAATACAAAGAAGCAAAAAAGATTTATCACCCATATTTTTATGAGTGAAATGGAAGATAGGCTAATTAACTGGTCGTGGTATGTGAACTATGGACTGATTGGCCCAGAGGTTCGCACCCAAGCTGCTTCTGCCGAGGGTAACTACGAATCTGACGACGTTTGGGAAGGCCAAGAACCAAAATACACCCCCGATTTGCTAGACGGAGAGCTAGTGGAAAACGCCATCCGCAGATTACCTGAGTTAAGTCGTCGGGTATTAAAAGCAAAGTATGTAAGTTTCCCGTATCATCGTTTACACACCGTGGCTCAGAGGCTGAGAATATCGGTGGACAGGCTTGAATCAGAGTTACAAATGGCAAAGAGGAGATTATCAAGTGAACTCGAAAGAGATCGAACAAGGCACGCCGGAGTGGCTACAGGCCAGGCTCGGATGTGCGACAGCATCCAAAGCTAACGACTTCTGCGCTGCTGAAACCACGGCGGCTTACCAGAACTATCTGTGGCAGCTCGTAGCTGAACGGGAAACCGGCCAGCGCGAGGACGGATACACAAACGCAGATATGCAACGAGGAACCGAAATGGAACCCGTTGCCAGAGCTGCTTATGAAGCCCACACAGGGACTTTCGTCACCCAAACAGGCTTCTGGCTACACCCGACGATTCCGTACTTCGGAGCATCCCCAGACGGATTGGTTGGGGAAGATGGTCTTATAGAGATCAAGTGTCCTAGAACCTCAACTCACCTCCGCTACAGAAGTGATAACAAAGTTCCAACAACCTACAAAAAGCAGATGATTTGCCAGCTACTTTGCACCGGCAGGAAGTGGGTGGACTTTATCAGTTTTGATAATAGAGTCAGGGATTCCAAGCAGCTCTTTATCGTGCGGTTTGAGCCAACCCAAAAAGAACTAGACGATATGCTGAAAAGCGTCCAGAGTTTCTTGGCCGCAGTAGCGAAGGAGTGCGAATGAAAAATATGCCTGCGTTCCCAACAGAAAACAAAACCATGTTTTTTCATGGTATGACCCTGCGAGATTACTTCGCGGCAAAGGCGATGCAGGCCATGCTTGCCAGCCCAGAGCTTATGGTTGTTGTCACGGCTGATCAGGCTCTTGGTGAAAATGCCCGTGAGAGGATCGCTACGCTTTCCTATCGTTATGCAGACGCTATGCTAAAAGCGAGGGAAGATTGAACACAGTTCTGGTAGAGGCTTTGGCGCAGGAAATCTATGAGGTTATAGATACCTACGGCGAGCAGATGCCGGTGGCGGCTGTGGTGGGTGTTTTAGAGGCTGTGAAGTATCAATTGATGCGGCGAGCATCTGGGGACGAGGAATGAGGATTTTAGTGACCGGCGGGGCAGGGTTTATCGGCCACCACCTGATAGACGAGCTTTTGGATAACACGGACGCAGAGATTGTCAGCCTTGACCGGCTAGACTACTCCGGGAACCTGAATCGTCTGCATAACGTCTTGCAGAACCGTAGCGACAAGCACAGGGTCAAGATCGTTTACCACGACCTGAAGGCTGAGATAAACCCGCACGTTGCCTCCCATATTGGGAGAGTGGATGTGATCTTCCATCTTGCGGCTGGGAGCCATGTAGACCGTTCCATAGATTTCCCGATGGAGTTTGCGCTCGATAACACGATTGGGACGATCAACCTTCTACAGTTTGCCCGCACCCAGGATATACAAAGATTTGTATATTTTTCCACGGACGAGGTATTTGGCCCAGCTCCTCGCGGCGTTTCGTACAAGGAGCACGACCGCTACAACTCGACCAATCCATATTCAGCGAGCAAAGCTGCCGGAGAAGAGTTCTGCGTGGCGTTTGAGAACACATACGGGCTTCCCATATATATCACGCACACGATGAACGTATTTGGGGAAAGGCAGTCGCCAGAGAAGTTTATTCCACTTTGCATCAGAAGGGTTCGCAACGATCAGACAATCACGATCCACGCCGATCCCACTAAAACCAAGGCAGGAAGCAGGCATTACATCCACGCACGAGATGTCGCCTCTGCGATGATATTTCTGCTAAACCGCCCGACAATAAAAGTCTTGGATTACGGCGGGGCCAAGTGCCCCAAGTTCAACATCGTTGGCAAGGAGGAACTCGACAACCTAAAACTAGCGTACACAATTGCTGAGATTCAAAAAAAGAAACTAAATTATGAGATGGTAGATTTTCACTCATCCAGACCTGGGCATGACTTGAGATATGCTTTAGACGGGACGTTTATGAAGTCCCTAGGATGGGTTCCGCAGATGGATGTCTACGACAGGCTTGAGCAAACCGTCAACTGGAGTTTGGCTAACGAGGAGTGGTTATGAACTGGACTGTATTTGTGGTGGATTGGAATTCTTTAGGGCCGCTGAAATTTTGGCTGTTCCTGATGGGCGTAATGTTTTTATCAGGGTGGCTAGAATGGCGTCGTGGCTGATCCTTGTTGTTATGTTTATCTACGGCGCGATAGCTGTAGATTTTGCAATCAAGGGAAACTGGGCCATGACGATTGTGTGGGGTGGTTACTGTGCAAGTAACTGGGGCTTGTATTTACTAAGCAAGGAGGCTTTATGAGTCAGAATGAGTGGGTGTTGGAAAACGCCAAACAAAGGTGGGTCACCGCAGTAGATGCTTTGCAAGGCTGCGGGTGTTTCAGGCTTGCGGCTAGGGTGAAGGAACTACGGGATAGTGGGCATAACATCTCCACGATGATCGTAGAGAAAGACGGAAAACGATTTGCAGCTTATAAGGTGATCTAATGGACTATACAAATTCTGGAGTGCTGTTTAAGAACGAATCCCCCAACGAGAAGGCTCCGGCCTACAAGGGGAAGATCAATGTGGATGGCAAGGAGTACGAGCTTGCGGCGTGGGTAAAGGAAGGAAAGTCAGGAAAGTTTCTAAGCCTGAAGGTGCAAGAGCCGCGAGAGAAAAAGCCTAAACTTACGACTCCGGATTTCAACGAGGTTCCAGATGACCTGCCGTTCTGAACCTGTTCATGCCAGCGACATATCGCAAGAACGTGTCGATGAAACGGCAAAACATAAACATGAGGAGAAACACATGACATCACTAGACAAATTAGGAATTGCAATAACTGATGCTGGATACATATGGACACCTGAAATGCGGAAAGCGTATGAGAAAGGTGTGCGGCAAGAAAAGCGTGAATGGGTTGGGCTGACGGAATATCAAAAGATCAGACTTGCCGATCAATTTCATATTGCTATGGATGCGGTTGAGGCCATCGAAGCCAAACTAAAGGAGAAGAATTCGTGAGTATCTTCTACGATGTAGATGCCTTTATGAAGGCGGCGGGACACGGGCCAGACCCTAAGAAGGTCTCGCTTTACTTAGACTTGGTGCGGGAAGAGATCGCAGAGTTAGAGCAGGCGATGTCGGACTACCACGCCGCCGAGAACTTACAAGACGAGCAGCTTGCAAAAGCTGATGCCTTGGACGCGATCTGCGACTCGATCTGGGTGCTTATAGGGCTAGCAAGGGTGATGGATTTGCCCGTCGATCAGGGCTGGGATGCAGTCACGATCACAAACTTAAGAAAAGTCGATCCTGAGCTGGGGACTGTGTTGCGGGACGACCACGGGAAAATTAAGAAGCCTCCAGGGTGGCGACCGCCGGATATGTTGAGGATCATCCAGAACTACGATAAGCGTGGATAAGGACTTTGTAAGGCGGCTGTTTATTTACAAGCGCGGAGTGTTGTTTTGGCGCAACAGACCGCCGGAGGACTTTAAGCGTGTCAATGCTTACAAGATGTGGAATAAGCGGTATGCAGGCAAGCCGGCAGGGTCTCCAACCGCCAAGGGATACATACGGATAGCGATTTATAAGAAGTATTACCTAGCCCACAGACTTATCTGGCTCTACCATCACGGAGTTTTACCCGAGATGCTGGATCACAAGAACGGGAAAAAGGACGATAATCGACTATCCAATCTAAGGGCTGTAATTTGCTCTCAGAACCTCTGGAACGCTCGCCGCTACTCCCATACTAAGACGAACATAAAAGGCGTCTACGAGCGAAAAAAAGGGGTTTACGAGGCACATATCTGCACGAATGGCAAAAGAACTTATATCGGCCGGTTTACTTCTAAGAAAGCTGCGGCAGGAGCGGTCAGAGCAGCAAGAGAGCTTCTTCATGGCGAGTACGCCAGACACAGGTGAGTTTTCTGCGACCAGAGAGGAAATCTTACAGATTATGATGAGCCAGCACGAAGCGAAGATAGAGGGCTTGGCTCGCCATGTGCTGAAGATGAGGACGAAAGCGGAGAGGAGGAAGTGGCTGGATCAGTTTGAGGAGAAGAACGGGGTTACTCTGACTGATGAGCTGAAGGATCGGATTCTTGAGATGAGTAAAGAGAAACTTCGTCCTTCCGACGCTTAACTAGACCCGGCAATTCCTTACCCCCAGCTTTAGTCCACGCCATAAAGGCTTCGGCAGCTTCCTTAAACTCCCCCCGATTGTGTTTCATACGGATGGTGCTTCGCTGGAGGTTTCCGAGTCCGACATTGAATGAAAAGCTAACAAGGGCATCGAAGCGGCCTTGAGTGAGGCCAGTAGGGCAAAGTCGTAGCACTCCTCGTTCAAATGTAGCCAGGTCTTTTGCAAGGATGTCATCCACCTCTGCCATTGATAAAACTCTGTCCCAGCCGTCGGGAATTGGTAGATTTTTGCGGTCATTGAACGGAACCTTTATGTGGCTTTGGTCGATAACGTGACCCACCCCGACAGTCCACAAGAGGGCCGGGCAGCGGTAAGGCTTAACCCGAACCCCCTCGTGGTGCTTAATCATCTCTAAGCACTTGTGGCTGATTTTCACTTCTTAGCCCAGCCCCGCGATCCGAACCAGTAACCTACGATCCCGCCTAGCATAGCCATCTCGTCCTGCGAGAACACGACATCGGCAAACTTGAGAACGTCGTCGATATTATTGATAACACCTGGCAGGGAGAAGATATGCCACATGATCCACATATTGATTGCAACCAGCTCTAGGATCAGGATATATGTGACGGTAGGACGGACGGTTCCGACATAGTTCACTACCCACTTGCTAGACTTATCTAGAATCTTCGCATCGTGCGCCAGAGCTGCCTCAGTCATCTTGACTTCGGATTGCATGGCGATCTGGTCTGTCCTGATCTCCTCGATCTTCTGCTGGGCGATAAACCCACGCTCCGCAAGAGCTAGTTCTCGTTCGGTCTGGACACGAGCCAGCTCCATTTCGTGCTTTTTGTCTGCCTTGTCTTGGAAGAAGTCTAGGACTTTAGGTAGACCGGAGATAAGTAGACCGCCGAGTGTAGATAACAGACTTAACATCAGAGTGCTCCCGTTGCTTTTAGTATTCCGTAGACCACCGCGCTGAGAATGAGAATCCCACCCCATTCCCGTCTTGCCTGCACACGGTTGCGGTAGAACTCATCGTTTAACTCACGATGGTCTTTTCTGAGTTGGTTTATAAGAGATTTAACTTCGGAGACCGCTGCCCTTCCGAACTCGCGCTCCACATCCCGATACATGGCCTGTTCGGCATCCCTGATCTGACGGATGATTCTGTATTCGTCTACGGCCTCGACCCATACCATGTCGCCGCGCCGCATTACTTGTTGTTGTTTACGTTTCCAGGCGACTCTAGCTTTTGCTTCCTCGTCTAAAAAAGTGTTGACTTCCTTAGCAGTTTCTTTTATTTCGCGCCCGACCTTGACTGCTTCTTTGATACTGCCTAGTGCCGCCCGTGTCGTTTCTATCGGGTCGCTCATACTCTCCCTATACTTTCTCTCCTCTAAAGTAAGCCTCGCCGTCTATAACCTCGCATAGTTCTGGTGGCAGTAGTTTGCCATCTCTAAATGTCAGGATTGCAAAGCCGGAGCACCAGTTCACAGGGTTACTTTCTGTATATACAAATTGCTCGCCGTATGGCTCTGCAAGCGTCCCGGTATCGACCCCCCAGCGACGGCCGTTATAATCCGAGTAGCCAACTGATTGCAGTTTATGTAAATGCCCGGTAACGATGCTTCTGCCGGACTTCAGGGTGTTGTTATAAGTAGCGTGTAATCCGTTGTGCCACCTGTGCTTGACCACCACGTTGTCGTTTATGTCTACTCGCCAGCCTGTGTGCCAACCTGGGAAGTAGTCGAAGAGTCCTTGGAAGTCGGAGAGTTCAGGAGCGTTGATAGCAATATAGCGGTGCAACCTGACATCGTGATTACCAAAAGTCCACAAGCACCTAGCATTTTTACTAGCGTTGCGTATCTCATCTAATCGGTCCTGGCAGGCTTCGATTTCTTGCTTTGGGGTGGGGGGATTGGTTCCCATGAGTGGCTCATGCCGCGATATTCGAGAGCCGTCGAACACGTCCCCGTTGAGGATGGCCGTGGTGGGTTTGAATTCTTTGAGCAGAGTGACAAACGCCCTATGCGCTGTAGTGATTTCCCCAGGCCAATAATGGCAATCAGAGGCAATAAATACCATTCCATCTTTGACCTCGTGCTGGAGGATTCTTCGGTTCTCAGGGATGATGGTCTTTACAACCGAGTTCTGGCTTGCGTTGAAACTTGGAAGGCTTATGCCTAGACGCTTTTGGATGGTATCGCGTCGTTTATAGACATTCGTGACATCCATCCCTAACTCTTTAGCTGCCTGAGTTGGACTGCCAAGTCGTTTCAGAGCCTCGATTATTGCTTCATCCGATACTTTTTTTCCTGCCACGAACCCCTCCCAATTTCATATAGTCAATAGGGCCACGAGATGATGTATCGTAATTGCAAGCAATTTCCATTGCTTTCATTAAACTAGCACCAGCGGCTAATGCCCCCATGCACCAGTTTGCTCCGGTTCCCACGGCCCAAAAATCGTTCTTAATCCGCGCAGGAATGATCGTACCCTCATAAATCCAGATGCCATCATTTCTAAGCTCAAGAACGGTCACATCGGTGTCGGAGTCTAGGTCGCCCCCAGACTCCAACACCTGATAGAACTTTAGAATCTTGTCCCAATCTCCGCAAGCCCCGTAGATCGAGGCTTTTCCCTTACGGAGCTTTTCAACAAGGTAGAAAGAATCATCGCCGCTGACCATGCTATCTGCGGCAATTTCTCCCGTAGATGCCCTCGCGGCGATTGTTGTCATTTGCGTCGGTTAATCCAGTTTTGAACGGTCTGGGTCTCCCATATACGGATAAGTGACCAGACCAAGGAAAAAAGGGCTGCAAGGGCCGGAAGGATGTCGGCTAGGGTTCCAATCACCGTGACGATCGAAAGCCCGTCTGTAACGTGTTTAATGGTTTCTGGACTATGCTGCGACATCTTCCTTCTCCGGCATTTGTGGTTGAACCTGTCCTGCTATCTTCTGAATCAGAAACATTGCGTTTGTTTTTGTAGGCAATTCGCCTAGGGCAGCGATGATGCCGTTGACTTCTTCTAGGGTGAGTTCAAGTTTAATCATGGATTATCCGCAGTAGAGAACACACGGAACGGTGTAAGAACCGTCAGGGTAGGTAGCCGTGGCAACAGTAGATGTGACCTTTCCGATGGTCTTGCTACGAATTACATCGTCATCCTGAACCTTGGCACATCCGTCACCGTTGGATTCCAACAGGTCACCAATCTGCACCGTTACACCTGAAGCGATACGCACCACAAACGCACCCAAAGATGAGACCAGCATATCTTGTGCTTCGTCCCATGTCTGGAACACACCATAAACTGCTTTGTCTCCGACCACATCAGAAATCTTGACCTTTGGTAGACGCTCGTTACCGTCATCCACAACGGTTTTGGTAAAGCCGTCTTCTTCAAACGTAGCACCGATAGGCAAATTGCCTAGATAGTTTTCACGGTGCGAAATTAATTCTGTCCATGCGTCCTTGCCTTCGACTGCTTCAACGGCAGGCTCAACGACATTGCCTTCCTCGTCCAACACAGCTTCTTTGGCCTCAACAGCAAGAACAGCAGGGTGTTCAATCGTTTCCGTCCATGTTACAGACTTCCACTCTGCCATCTCACCGATGGATGACATAACGGTTCCACGGGGAATCTCCGGGTTGTAGCCACGGCCTTCCTGAAGTTGTGACCAGTGACCACCACAGAAAGATCCGTAAGTAACGGTGTTGCCGGATACGGAAATTGCTCCTTCTAATGTTGTGGCTTGGTAAAACTCAACAAGATTTCCGTCATTTGTTAATCTATTTACTGCAAGAACTTCATTTCCAGAAGTAACAAATTGTCCTCGACCATCAGGAAAAAGTGCTGAACCTGCGGTTGCAAAAGAAGTTGTTGTCTTGCCAACCAACAAGTAACCATCGCTGGTGATGCGGGCACGTTCGGTTCCAGCAGTGCTCATTCTTATTGTTCCGCCGGTTCCCGGTGATGTAAGAATTACCGGATCACTATTTGTTGTATCAGATTCAAGAATTGTTCCATTGCCATCTGTGTAAACAAAGCCAGTATTTGTAGCAGAAGCCCTGACAAGTGCAATTTTTCCACCGTTACCAATTGTTAGTGCTTGAGAAGGTGAAGTAGTCCCGATTCCAACTTTACCGCTGGAGTCAATACGCATACGTTCGGTAACAGTTGCGGAGCCAGAGGCTGTAGTAGCAAAAGTTAAATCTGTTGGGTTGCTTCCAGCAGAATGGTCACCTGACGCAACTCCAAGAATATATGCAACTCTTGTTGGAGTATTACTTGTCGTATCGTTTACATACCAATCAATGTTTCCAATTCTATTGCCGTTTACAATGCTGGTATCGTTTCTAAACAACGCAAAATATGGGTCGTCATTAGTTCTTTGAACTGTCAAACAACCATTGGCAGCGTTAATTGATGTAGAACCACCAACTAAAACCTCTCCAGCGTCATTAATCCTCATCGCCTCTGCACCACCTTCTGCAAAGGCAATAGTATCCGCAGCAGGGAAGAAGATTCCAGTGTTGGTGTCGCCGTTAGCGTACAGACTTGGAGTGCCAACTGCTCCTGCGGCCAGAGCAATGTTGTTGGCTCCGGTCATAATCATCGCCCCGGTAGCGGTGTTTAGCGAACCAGAGATCAACACCCCGCCAGCAAAGGTAAACGCATCCCCAGAAGCTCCTGTCTGGAACTCCTTAAGGTGAACCATAAGCTCACGGATAGCGTTGTTGATACCGGAGGGAGCGCAGCCCTCTGCGATGTTGATGCTTTCAATATCCGAGTTATCGGTGTTGGTCGTTGAATACTCGGAAATGCGGGTCTTGGGCATTTGTTACTCCATTCCATATTGAGAAGATAACAACCCACGAGTTGCTGTCGCGGGCAGTAATTCAAAGGCGCGGCCCTCTGGCGTTCTGCCTAGGCTGATTTGCTCCATAAGCCGCTGAACATTTTGCTGACGTAATGCTTCTGCACCGCGGCGAGATACTTCTGCGCCAATTGCAAATGGTACGCCAACCAAAGGCTCCATTGCCGCGGCCCCGCCTGTCACAAGACCTGTGACCGGGCCACGAACCGAGAACTTACCTAAGAACCGAAGCATTTGCTCTCCGGTTCCACCACCTTTGGCAATGTTTTGTATCTGTGTGCGCTCTTCTGGTGTAAATGCGGCCATGCGCTTGTTGTTCTTGGCTAAAGCGGCAAACTGCACCCGCAGAGCGTTATCCATGCCGGACTGACTGTATTGGCCGGAACTGATGTCTGCTTTGTTTACCAAGTCCTCAATGATCCCAAGACGTCTGCTTTGTCCGTAAACCTTGCGGGCTTCCTTGAGCGCGGAAATGGCAAGCTTGTCGTCACCGGCAAGAATGTTCGGCTTGCCAATGTTTTCCACAAGATCGTCAAACCTATCAACCATTGTTGCAGCAATGCGCTGTTGGTCTGGGTTTGTAAAGTCGCCTTCAGGAGAGCGAACAATCCGGCGCAGAGTTTCTAGTTCTTTCAGGGTTTTAGGTGTAGTTCCCTCTGCCTCTAACCGGCTGATTACAGATGCGACCTTGGGATGCAAGCCAGGATCAAAGCCAAGATCTGCGGCTTCCTTGCGAAGCGTGGAGGCTATGTTTTGGACATAAGTGTCTTTAACTACCAGCCCTGCTCGATCTGCCAAGCGATAGGAACTTGCGGCTTGTGCGGCTAGTTCTGCGCGACCAGCACCCGGCTCTACTCGTCCGGGACGAACACCGGGAGCTGCGCCAACCGCGGTTCCTGCAACCAATCCGGCAATAGGACTTCCCGTTGCTTCTCCTACCATCTGTGCGGTAGCGGCGGCAGGTGCGGAGGTAGCAATCTGGGCTGTCGGTGCTTGAGCGGCTTGCTGTGCCACGGCGCGAACCGCTGGCTGTGTAGCGGTGGTTGCTAGTCTTGCTAGAGCGGGAACTTGAGCACCTGCTCCGGTAACGGCTCCAGCACCGGCTTCTAGCATCCGCTCACCGCGGCTTTCTGGGCGGGCAAGACCAAGGCTGTCTAGCATCTCGGAAATGGCTGTGGAAGGCAGTTTTACGCCTTCTTTTTGGGTGAGGTTATACAGGCTTACCAAGAAGTCAGAAACAGGGATTGCCAACCCTCCAGCTAAAGCACCGATAGCGGCTCCTGGTGGCCCTGCAACCGATCCTAGAGCTGCGCCTGTAGCGGCCATAGTAGCGGGAGGTAAAGCCCCCCTAGTGGCTATTTCTGCAACCCTTTGGACACCACCTTTTTGTGGGGCATTTGCCTCGTCATACAGACGTTTTGCCGCGGCATTAACTTCAGCTTCCGACATAGTGTCAGGAAACTCGACTTGCCCGACCTTCGGAATGTCAATAATCATTACTCAACCCTTCCTGTGGCTGGGTTAAATTTACGAACACCGCTTCGTGCCGGTGCTGGTGAAACATTTAGCGGAGAAAGTTCGTAAAACGGAATCAAGTCCCTGACTTCGGCACTAGGGCTTTTACGAAGAACATCTAATTGTCGATTATGAGAGGCAATCTTGAAGTTTGCGGTCTTTTCCATTGCGCTTAACAGGGCTTGAACCTCTGGTGCGGTGAACTGATCTAGGCGCCCAGCCGCGGCACGTTGAATCAGCATCCGCTCGTTCTCTGTAATTGCACCCTGACCGCGCATTGCGGCGGCGGCAGACAGCTCAAACTTGGCTAAACCCTGCATTGCAACCGCGGTACGCTCTAGCAACTCTTTTGTGTCCTTGCCTGTAACACCTAGCTGGCTCGCAATCTGAGCCACAGCCCGCGGAGCACTACTAAGTGGGCCAGCAAACACACCTTGTTCAATAATTGGGCGAAGTTCTGCAATGTTTTGCAGAGTGCTTTGTGCTTCTTGGGCTTGTGTAAGCGAATTATCAAGCCTCTCGCCAGCACCTTTTCCAAGAATTTCAGCCATTTTCTTATCGCCTGGCATGACAATTTGAGTTGCACCAGCTTTTTTCTGCTCGTTTACAAACTCTTGGAATGTGCCTTTATAACCTTGACTAACAGCAAAGTTATATTCCTGAATAGATGTTGGTGCTGCCTTTGGCTCTCTGACGAGAAGTTTTGCGTATTCTGTCGGTGCGGCTACACGAAGGTAGTTTAGAACCGCCTGATCTGCCGCAGCTTGGTCTGTAACCTGTTGAGTTGGCAATCCAGCCTGAATTGCCTGCTGGGCTACTTGCTGGGCAGACATTCCCTCTAATTGCTCTGGGGCGATGTTGCTCTGCTGTGCTGTAAAAGCACCGGCTGTTGGAAGTGTTCTTGTAGCACCGGCAAGTTGTTGCTCAAATGTAGTCCTAGCCTGTCTTGCTCGCTCTTCTTCTGCTTGCTTGCGGCGTAGCTCTCCGATCTGCATACCTTTCAGAGCGTTGGCAAGCGTCTGGTCAAAAGACTGCTGATAGGCTTGAACACCAACTGGGCCTGCCTGACCGATGATCTGACCTAGACCTGGGCGACCTTGGCCTGGCTGTCCACGCGAGGCTTGTAGTGCTCCGAAGGCAAAGTTAAGCAGGGCTGCGTTTTGTGCGCGACGCTCTGCCGCTGCCTCTTGCTCTGGGCTGAGAAGTCCGGCAGGAAGTCCACCACCGAGAAGTTCTTGTAATGTTGCCATGTGTTTATCCTAAGAGACTTGCGAGATTTATAGACTGAGGCTGGAATCGAGTTCCGAGTAGTCCTGCTGCGGATGCTCGCTGGTTTAGCAAGCCGAGCAATGAGCTGTAATCTACTGCTCCCTGAGTTGCTAGTGCTTCTTGAGCGCGGCCAAGCATATTTGGTGTCTGTTGCTGTTGTGGGGTAAGTAAACTATTTATAAGTCTAGCCCCCTGCAATGCTTGTTGCACAGAGATTGTTTTTGGTAGTGCTAAAGGGGTTGCGGCAGTTGCACCGCCAAGTAAGTTAGTAGCACCGACTCCAGCGGCAGTTTCTCCGGCTAGATTTGCAGCGGTTCCAGGAGAGAATCCTGCACCAATTAAGCCTGCTGTTACTTCTGATGCGGGTGGCAAGGCTGTTCCAAATCCAGCGGTTCCAACAGGGCCAAACGATCCAAGTTCGGTGGTTGGCCCAAGAGATACAGTTGGAGCAGAAGTTGGTGCTGTATTGATAGCTGTTTCAAATGCGCTTGGCACGACAGCGGCTGCGGCAGGGGCGGCACTTCCAAAGATTGCGCCTGGGGCAGTAGCAGCACCAGTACCGCCAAACCATTCTGCTGCGGTTACTGCGTCTGCTCCTCCAAGACCTGCGGCTGTTCCACCTGCCACTCCAGAACCACCACCGCCTCCTAAACCAGCAAAGCCACCACCAGCATATATCGCAGCACCAGCAGCAACAGTTCCCCATCCACCTGGTATGACATCATTTACAAAATCATCTACATCTCTACCAACTTCTTTTACCACCTCAACAGCGGGGCGAATTACTTCTTTTTCAACAACTTTTGCAACTGTTTCAATTGGTTTTGTAATCTCTCTAACAAGACTCTTAAAAAATCCCATATCAGCCCCCTAGCATCGCCATCCAGTCGTAATCTGGGCGGTCTGATTGATAAATTTGAATACCATTTGCATCCATAGCTCTTAAAACTCGATCATTTGCTGCGTCGCCATAGATAGTATAAGCATCGGTTTTCATGGTTTCGTTTATAAAAAACCCAACGCTTGCCTCTAATGCTGCGTCATCGTCTTGTGTAAATACTGCCCACTCGGCCACATTTTCTTGAATTGGGATCAGCAACAAAATAGAGTTGTTTTTGCGTACAAGAACCGCGCCTTTGTTTTGCACCGCATCTTGAACAGACGACAAAACCTCTTCTGGGTTTAATCCTAGGCGTTGTGTATCTGCAACAATAATTTCAGATGGTTTCATTAGAGCAATCCACCAAGAACAGCACCAATTCCAGCACCATATAAAGGCGCGTTAGCACCAAACTGGTTAGTCAAGAACTGACCACCTAGATAACCTAATCCTGCGCCACCGATTGCTTGGCCTAGCGGATTGGTTTGTGCTTGCGGGATTGTCTGAGAACCGTAGGCGCGAAGCGGGCTTCCGTAAACAGATGACAGGAAGCTCATCAGAGACTCGCGTGGAACCTGCTGCTCAAAGTTAAAACGAGTAATTTCTTCTTGTAGCGGTCGTGCAGCAATTGCTTCTCTTGCGGCTCCGACAGTTGCAAGGCTTTGTGCTGGCAGGAATCCCATCTGGAAGAAACTAGGAGCGGCCTGTGCCAAAGCGGCCTGTTGAACTTGTGCCTGCTGTTGTAAACCGCGCTCTCTTGCATAGTCTTGAGCTGCCAAACTTGCTGACACATCGCCAAGTGCTCGGCCATAAGACTCGGTTGCCCGACCCAAAGCCTGTTCCATTGCGCCAGAACCGTACCGGCCAGCTCTACTAAACAGCGAGGAGATGCCAGGAATGACCTGAGACTCAAACTGCTGGGTTAGCGGTCTGGTAGCGGCGGCAATCAATTGGTCACGATAAGGAGAACCTCCCAAAAACCCGCCAGCAGCGGTAGTTCCAATCTGACCGAGAGAAGATGTATAAGCCTGTTGCGCGGCCTGCAACGCCGGAGATGCGGCTCTAGCAATTTCTTCTTGTTGGGTAAGCGCGGCTAGAGTCTGTTCGCTCGGAGACACAAACGTCTGGCGAGGGAAGAATGTTGGCTGCGCCCCGGTCAAGAATAGTTCTTGCGCCCGCTGCAATCCTGTTTCAAGGTATGGTCGTAATACTGGGTCAATTTGGGAGGTGGTTTCTGCCATGGTTTTACCCTATCAAAATATAAGCATAAGTCTTATTTGCCGTTGAGTTGGCAAAGTGACTTATCGTGGCTTGTCCGGCCTGTTGGCTAGACACATAAACGTTTGAGTACGCAGCAGGGGCTACATAGCTCACGGTAATGATTACGGACGGTGTTGACGGTCTTGTCGGGCTTGTTTGTGCTGCAAGGTGCTCGATTCCGCAGTCAAGGTCTGTTGTTGCCCAGGCGATCTGAAAGTAGTCATCTGCCTGCAACTCTAGGAAAAAGTTAAGCGCGGCGATCAAGTGCCCGTCTGTACCGCCATGACTCTCTGGAACCGAAAACTTGCTGTTGCTTCCAGCGATGTTTGAGGCAGCACCAGCTCCGCTACCCTTTTTGAACCAAATGTCTACGTCCTGAATCTGTACGTCTGCGTTTGCAATCTGGATGCTGAACTGGATGTTATAAATCCCGTAAGAGCGAACCCGAAACTTGTTGTTGTTCTCTAAAACTACGCCGTTACTGTAATCAGTCGTGTTGCAACTGACGATGTATTCGTTTGTGACCGTGGTTGCGTTTTGGTCTGTCGTGTCCTGAAACGCTCCGTAGGGTGCGGAGTCTGCTTCTGCCGCATCCGAGAACGGGATCAGGATGATTTTTGTATCCACAGAGATACGCTCGTCAACTAAACTTGTGGTCGTTGCGTTACCTGTGTTCAGGGTGATGGTTCCGGTGTTATTTGACTTGCCGTTCATTAAGCCATTGACCACTTCGGAGATCTCTCGTGGAGTAGCCCCGGAGTAGTTCAGCACCCGAAACATTACGCTCATCGCGTACCGGCTCCATGAATCTCAATATCCACACCGATTGCAGACGACCAGTTATCCCCAGAAGGCTGAAGTCTTACCCGGTGATAACGCCCGTAAGAACGTACCCCGACACGGTTCTCGCTACTTGCCGCTGTAACGGCAGGGAAACTCACTTGCTCGCTCAGAACAAGTCTTGAGTCCACGGCTACTGAACCCGATCCGTTGTCCACCAGAGGTTTGACAAGCGTAATCATGGACTGATTCTGGTCGGCAGCGATATCCGAGGTGTCTATAGTCGCGGTCTTGGGTGGCCCGGTAAAGGTGATTATTTTGGCTCCAGAGACCCCTGATAGCTGTAGCTTGCCTCCTACCCATAGGCGGGAGTCAAGAGGCGTTTGTAGGTCGTCTATCGAGGCGCTGAAGTTATCCAATCCCTCCAAGGTAACACCTGGAGTCGAGCTAGACGCAATCCGGTCAACCGTCGTGTCCACATACGACCAGCGTTTCGTTTGGGTGTGATATATCAAAACTCGATAACTTAGGTCTGTGCAGGGATAGCCCCACATTATAAGATTCTTGCTGGGATCTACAGCCGCGCTCATCTCGTCTATAACCGCATCCCGCAAAGTGGAGAAGAAGAATCGGTTGACCTTCTCAGCTCCGATGTTCTCGATCTGCTGGCCGTTGCAGGCATAGAACCCATCGTCAGACAGGAAGTAGGTGATGCCCTGCCATTGGATGACAGAATTTGCCTCGTAACACCCTAGATTCCTAGAAATGTTGTCGAACTGAAATATCAGCGGCGTTCCAGCGTAGGACATCCGGTAAATGCTGCGGTCTAGCAGGATGAGTCCAAATTCACCCCCTGTAACCCCTTGAACGCGGCCACCGTCAGGGATGTCCTGAAAGTCTGCCTGCGTGGTTCCAGAAGCGGCCCAAGTGGTTTCGTTGTTGATACCTGACCATTGCACACGGTTTTGGTACAAAGATTGATACCCGGAGACCACGAAGTCTCTGACAACGGTCACAAACTTAGCTTTTGGCGCGTCTGAGGACAGGTTCGTAAAGTTTCCCGTAGTCGTCAGGTCGTAAGCCTGCAAGGTGTGTGCTTCACTAGCGGCGATGACTTTGTTTCCGAACTGGGTGAACTTCCACATGGTCGCGCTTGTGTAAGTCGTACCAGATACGTCGTCTAGCGAGAAGTCCGAAGAATCCAGCCGGAAGAGCTTGGTGGTTCCGCTAGCAAAGATTCGCGTGTCGCCATTAGTATCGCGAGCCGCTACTACGTTCGTTAGGTCTTGGCTTGCGGCGTCAGAGTAGTCCTCTTCCTGCGGAAACGGCCCATAGCCAACAGCTCTCGGATAGCAGTTCTTGGCCGTTGTTAAGGCTCCAATGACGCCAGGCTGGTCTGGTAGCCACTCTCCAAATGTCACCCTTGTCGAAGCCATGTATCCGTTCCTGAAGTCTGTGTTGTCCAGTTGTCAGAGATGATGGAGGCATCCGTCCAAGTCGTGCCACCAGCAGAGACAACCGTCCATGTGTCTGATTGAGTAGAGGATGCAGTCCAGGTCGTTGCCTCGTCCGGCACGATGACCCATTCCTCGCCATACTTGTAAAGTGTTGCAATGACCGTACCGCTTGCGGTTATAGCCGCGACACCGCTTGCAGTAATGTTCGCGGCGGCAGTCATATCGCCGGTCGATATTACGAAGGCAACTGAATCCTGTACGGTTCCTGCTATTGCCGAGACAAATCCCGATGCTGTGATCGCACCGGATACGACTCTAAGCCTGTCGGCGGCGGTTACAACTGTTCCAGATGCGGTTACAAAACCCTGAACATCAAGAATCCGAAACGCTTCTGCGGTTACCGTTGCCGCACTATTGATCGCACCATTAACAGTACGTTCCCGCAAGCCTTCTGCCGTAACAGAGGAAGCTGCGGTTACAGTCCCGTCTGCTAGACGGACACGAATCCCATCTGCTACGACAACCCCGAACCCAGAAATATCCCCGGAGGCGAAGGTTGTCTTGGTTCCGTCTGCAAGGATCGTCCCTGCGGCGGTGACGGTTCCGTCTACGGTGCGCTCTCTTGTGCCTGCCGTGACTACTGTGGCAAGCGCAGAGACACTACCCGTTACGGAGAAGGTTGCGTTGATGCTGCTGGTAACTGTTCCTGCTCCGCTGACTGCTCCGTTACCGTAACGGAAGCAGGCGGTATTCCATACGTCTGAGTCTAAACTAAACGGTAATGCATCAATGGACGAAGAGAACAGGTCTAGCTGTTCTAGTGTCCACGGCCCGCATTGATCCATTAATCCAGAGTAACGGTGAGGTTACCAGAGGAGACCTTGAGAATGTCGCCGGTCTCGATAACTTTGGAAGTGGTGAGCGCGGTGTGCATCAGCAGGTTACCGGAGGTCAGCGCATCCAAAATTCCAATGTGCGAGATCGTTCCCCATGTCGCTGTTGCCTGGGGGAAGGTGACATCTCCAGAAGAAGTCACGATGCCGCCCGAAGCCGTGGTCACGGACAGGACTTGGCGGGCATACGACCCACCAGAGACTTCCGTCCCGGTTCCAGCGTCCGTTGGATCGCTCGTAAAAAGCCCGACATAGGCGGTCGTCGGAGATGTGTAGGAAATGTTCTTGAGAACGTGATCCAGAATCTTGTTCTCTAGGTAGTTGGAAAATTCGGCCATGCTTACCTCGCAGTAACGGTCATAACTAAGGGAACGCCAGCAAACTCAGACTCTTCGTCCGAAGTGTTGATGCGGGCAATGGATTGGTTATACAAACTCGACCAAGTTTGCGTTCTTGCATCGTTCATCAGGTACGGCTCTGCTTCTAATAGAGCTGCGTACAGGAGAGCGTCAGGGTAGTTTGCCAAGAACTCGTTACTTGTGTTTGAGCCAGACAGCGCGGTTGGTTTGTAGTAGTAGAGAATCTGCAATGTGTAGGCAGAATCAGGCTTTGGCGCAAACTCAAACTCAGCACCGCGCAATGTGTAGAAAACTGGTAATCCCGACTCGTCTGCCCTGCTGTTGGAGGAAAAGTTAGACGGGGATAGGTAAGAAACTGTGGTTCTCGGCGTCCCTTGAATGTAGAGATCGCGGATTGCTAGGAAGTCGGGTGGGAGACCTACTGTTGCATCTCCGGTTGTCATGGTCGCCGTAGCGGTCTTGAGAATCTTGCGGGTACGGATGTCCCGCGACAGACGGAGTTCAGCGAAGGTAATGAAGTCGGGAATCTGACTCGTTAGGTCAGAGCGTCCGAGATAATTACCGACGCTGGTCTGCAAGTCGGAGTAGGTACTAAGGGCCATTATTCTTCTCTATGTAATCTATCCAGGAAAAGGTGTAGCTCCCAACGTGACCGATCTGCTGGGAGAGGTCGTGATCCACATACGTTTCATAACCTGCGTCAAACGCTTTCACGCAGAAGTAAACATCCTCGCCCAAGAGTTTATCGCCTGGGATTTGGTGGAACCAGAACCACGGTTTCGGCGTGTTCTCAAATACCTCGCGCTTTACCATCATCACCCCGCAACCGACTGCGGTGACTTGTTCTAATCCCGTCTTTCCCTTGGAAACCAATGTCTCCCAGGTGTTCTCTTTCTTCTCTTCGTCTATGTGCAGCATCTTGGCCGTTCCCTTTACGGGAGCCAGCCGTGTCGTTGCATTTACCCCGACGATGGGTTTGTCGTGTTTTAACAATGTTTCAATCGTTGTCTTGGGGAACCTCATGTCAGCATCAATCCAGAGGATGTAGTCAGCACCCTCTTTGAGTGCTTCTCTTGCCATCTTCTCGCGCTGATCGAATATCAGGGTTCCTGAGACCGTGTAAATCGCTTGGTGACCAGTCCTAAATCGACTGTCGTAGGCGCACATTACAGCCAAGTCAAACGCCGTTCCTATCTCCATCTCTCCGCGAGAAGGGATACAAATGGCGACTTTCTTATCGTCCCACGGTGCTTTTTGTTGCTTTTGCTTAATCTTGTCGTGAATCTTGCCCACTAAACTCTCCCCGGTCGTGTCCGTAGATAACGGTTCGCCGGGTCATTCAGAAAGGCTTTCATGCGTTTCTGGTCTAGCACCACGAACCCCCTCATAATTCCTTGATCGTTCAAGTGTGCAATGATCGAGTTAGGAATCTCTGCCACAAGCGCACCGTCGCCCCAACGAGCGCGCTCATCAATCTGGTTATACATCGCTTTGTTTACCTCAAGGATCGGTGCAATGTTCTGCTCGTCCCTGAATATCAGCCCACCCTCGCCATCTGCGTACCAGGTGCGCTTTCCCTCAATTGTTATTTCTTCGCCTAGTTTTTGCATAAGTAAGAAATCGGAGGTGACACTATGCCACCCCCGATTCTACATCAATTAAGCTGCTTTGATGTCAAAAATACCGCCGTGGGCCTTCTCGTTCCGAACTTCCAGGGTCAGCTCTGCAAGAATCTGAGTTTTCTCAGAGTCGCCGGTCTTAGCCAGGTCGTTGGTCTGGAAGGGACGGAGGTAAGCCAGAGATGCGTACTCAGGATCGAGCATCAGCGCATCGCGTGAGCGCATAAAGCGATCCGGCACGATGGAGATGAGACCGAAGTCCGACAGGTAAGCACCGGCGGCGGCCACGATAGTCGTGGGCTCTGCGCCAGTAACATAACGCTGCTGTGCAACACCGGCAAAAGCCGACACCGTAGCCTTCAGGCCCGGGGGGACAACCAGCAACTTCGGAGTACCGCCTTCGGTGAAGATTTCCTGTGCAACTTCTTTGAGCATGGACTCTTCGAAAGTACGGGTAGTCGTGTCGCCACGGGCGTCCGAACCATCGCCCACGGGGTTCGTACCAGCCGAGCCCTTAGAAACGTTGGTCGTGATGTACGACAGGAGAGCACCCATCTTACGAGCCGAGGTATTGATCGTACCGTTGCTCTTGGCTTGGTTAGCCGTGATGATGTTCTCGATGTCGCGCTTGATCTCAGCCGAAGCCTTGGCAAGCTGGTAAGCCTTCTCAGACTTACGGCCAGCCTTATCTACAGCTTCGAGTGTTCCGCTGACCTGCACCGTTTTTCCGACAATTTGTGTAAAATTACCCACACGAACTGTAGGGGATAACGATGCAGAAGTAGCGTCATCACCTTCAACCAGGGCGTTGCCAAAGGTGGCAGCGGCCAGGACGTCAGTCTGCCACTCGTGCAGGGTTTGGGTGGCCCGTGACTTGCCGATCGAGGACATGATCGGGGTGTCGGTGGGGCTGATGTCATAAATAACGTCTGCGAGATCTTCACGGACGCCGATCGCGCCATAGCGCGAATAGGTATTGGTAGGAACTGTCACTTTATTATCCTTTATAAGAATCGTTCAAAAAGTTTCGCAGCATCTCGCGTCCTTCCGGTCTGCTTGAGCTGCTTGTGGAGTTTCTTTTCTGCCTCGGAGTCACGGTCAACCCTCTGGCTGCCGACCCCAGGCTTGAGTGCTTTCGGGGCTTCTGCGACCTTTTTCTGGGCCACAGGCTTACCCTTCATTAGCTTCTCGAACTGCATCGCTCGGTAGAGAGTTAGGACGGCGCGGTGGTCGTACACCTGCGACAACTCTTGGTCTGACCAGCCGACAGACTTAGCGTAATCCCTGATTTCCTTGCGGATGACCTCACCCTTTACATCGTCGGCCATCTCAGGGATTGCGGCGCGTAGCCGTTCCGCTTCTTGGGCCAGATGTGACTTCAGGCGTTCTTGTTGCTCTGCAACCTGACGGGCTTGGACGGATTCGCGCTCTGCCTTGACGGCGGCGAGTTGCTTTTCTCGTTCCATCTTCTCCGCTACCTTGATTGCGTACCCCACGGGGTCGCTATCCTTTAGAGCGGTTAGATCTTCCTCGGGTTGTGTGGAGAGCATCTGCTCAATCACTTGCAACCGTTGGGCATAGGTGTCACGCAGTTTGGCGGCTTCTTCTATCTTCGTGCGCTCGGCTTCGACTTGCTTGCGCTGTTCGGCTAGAGTTTGCGTCTTTTTTGTGTAATCCGATGTGCGGGAATAGCCCTTAATGAGTTCATCAAGATCGACCTCCAGTTCTTCGTTGTCAACTTTGACACGATAGCGGGGTGTTTCTTGGACTTCCTCTTGAGGCTCTTCTAATACTTCTTCCGCTGCTTCCTCTTGCGGCTCTTCGGCTGCGAGTTCCTCGGCTTGGCCTTCCGGCTGCTCTGGTTCTAGCATCCCAAAGATTCTGGATGCGGCATCGTTTACTGTCTGACTCCCTTGCGGGTTGGTCTCTTCCATTTGTGACTCCTAAAGGTTAAAAAACCCTTTGCGTTTCTTGTCTATCTCGTTGTTGGCAGAGATGGACTTGAGTGACGCTATAAATTCTTCCAGTCCTTTGAGCTTCAGACGCTCCCTCTCGCGGAGGTCTACGTCCTCGTCCCGACTGTCTAATATGTTGGAAATATACAACAGGCGTTGTTTTTCTACAACACCCATGAAAAATTCGTCTTGCAGGTAGGCAGAAGCCTTCTCTGCCTCGCGGTTTACGTTCATCCAGGTATCCTGATGTCTCCGGTCAGTTCAGCCCCGACCTTGGCGGCTTTCAGTTGTGCCTCTGCTTGGAACTCGGCAGTCTTAAGCTGTAGCTGGGCGGCGGCTTTCTCCCGCTCAAGCTGGATCTGAGCCTGTGCCTTGCCTTTGGCAATCTCGATGTCGTTCAGAGCTTTGGCACGATCAATCTCGATTTGAGCTTGGGCCTGCTGCATGATCGCTGCCGTCGCCGGATCGGGCTGAGGCTGTTGCGGCGCAAGAATCTGTTGTTCGATTTCGGGAGTGATTTCGCGGAAGAATTCGTTTGTGTCTTTGAACCCAGCA